TACGAGCAGCAGGTGTTGGAAGAGATTATTAATCCGATAGAGAAGAAGTTGGAGGAGATGAAGAATGGACACTAAAGAAGCAAAAGACATATTATCCGATATGAGAGACCAGCATTTATGTTTCTTGGGAGATTCAGAAATCAAAGATGAATGGCAGAAGAAATATCTAAAAGAAGCATGGGCGTGTGATTCTGGTGCAAAGGATCTTGCCGGATTAATCACAGGGATAAAGATTAATAAAGGTGTTATCGCAGAAAGTATTTTGCATTACGGCAAAAATAATCAAAGTACAGTCTGTATGGAAGAATGCGCCGAACTTATCCAGGCAATCAGCAAGGCAAAACGTGGAAAAATCAACCGTGATAACATGATAGAAGAAATTGCAGATGTATTGATCTGCATCGAAATGTTAAAGCAAATGTACATGATTTCTGATGAGAAAATTAATAAGTGGATTGAAAAGAAACAGGCGAGAGAAGCAGAAAGGATGAAGAAGAATGAATAAATGTTGCGCTAGTCAAGATGGAATATGTCGAAATTCCATTCTTTTTGGAACAAGATGCGATGGTTACAAAGAAAGATGCAGATTAAGACCAACTTATAACACTATCGAACAAACAGTGAAGAATTACCAGAACAATTTAAGAAAAATATTTGGAGCGGAGGATTAATCATGAATAAGAAAGAAATCGCAGAGATCAAGAAGCAGTTTACACCAGCCAATTGTGCAATCACACGCATTTGTGGTTGTTATGTGGATGCAGAAAAAAATAAGAAAACCAAAATTAAAGAAGCTTTCCTTTCCCTTCCAGAGGAAGAAATGTTTAAGTATTTTGACATTTTCAAGAAAACCATGTCTGGCAGACTTGGAAAAAGCCTTATGAATCTTGAATTCCCATTAGCACAGGAAAAAGAGGGTGGAACACAGGAATTTCTTATGCGGATCAGAGCAAGTAAGCTTAAAGATGATGATCTTTTGGATGAGTTTTACGACAAAGTGATTGAAAATTACGATTATCCAGAAAATTACTACATAGTTCTCATTCATGCAGTATATGATATTCCAGGAAAAGCTTCTGATGGAACCGAAATGCACGATGCATCAGAAGAAATTTATGAACACATTCTGTGCAGCATTTGTCCAGTAAATCTTTCAAAGGCTGGGCTTAGCTATGATGTGGCTGAAAATAACATCAAAGGCAGAATTCGTGATTGGGTAGTCTCAAGACCAGAAACAGGATTCTTATTCCCTGTATTCAATGACAGAAGTACTGATATTCATGGAACTTTGTATTTCAACAAAAACATAAAGAATATTCATCCAGACTTCATCGAAAACGTTCTTGGCACACCAATTCCACGTATACCCGGCAATGAGATCAATGTCTTTTCAGATTTTATCATGGACAATTTCGAAGGAAATACAACATTCAATTTCACTGAAAGCCTAATTGAATCTTTGCAGGAAGTAAGAGAACAGAAGAAAGACAGCCCGGAGATGATAACTGTATCATGTGATGAAATGGAACAGATTTTTGAATATTGCGGAGTTCCAGGCGAGAAGTTATCAGATTTCAAGGAAAACTGGGAAATGTATTTCAGTAATGAGCCTGTTGCCCTTGACAATATCCATAATTCAAAAACTGCAAAAATTGTAACACCAGATGCAACAATCTGCATCCAGCCAGATAAAATTGCTCTGATTGAACTAAAAGAAATAAACGGCGTTCCATCTCTTGTAATTCCGGTAAATGGAGAACTGAAAATCAATGGAATTGAAGTTGAATTAAAATAAACATTTGAAAAATCCAGGAATTGGAGAAAGGAATTTCAAAATTGGCAAGCGATGTAAAATGGATAAAAATATGTTCAGATATTTTTGACGATGAAAAAATAATGCTGATTGAAAATTTACCAAGTGCAGACAGCATTATTGTAATATGGTTCAAATTATTATGCTTAGCCGGGAAAAATAACAACAGTGGTGTTTTTATTTTAAACGATAAAATTGCATATACAGATGAAATGTTGGCAACAGTATTTAGGAGAGATATTAACACGGTTCGATTAGCGTTAAAAACATTTGAGAACTACGGAATGATCGAAATTGTTTCCGGAGTTTACACAATTCCGAACTGGGGAAAATATCAAAATCTCGATAAAATTGAGCAAAAAAGCCAGTATATGAGAAATTATATGCAAGAATATCGAAAAAAGCAGAAAGATAAAATAGAGTGTAAAACTAACAGTAAACTTTACGGTAAAATTAACAGTAAAGCTAACGTTAGCTCGGCAGAAGTATATAATAAAGAACTAGATAATAAAGAATTAGATAATAAAGAAAAAGAAATAGAAGAAGAGAATGATTTAATAGTATCTAAAGATACTATTCGTCAGACTGACGTCCAACGAATCATTGATGAATGGAATACTCTGGAAGAATTTGGTATTAACCCTGTAAAAAGAATGACATCAAAACGAGAACAGGCAGTGAAAGCTAGAATCCGTCAGAACCATATGGACGATATCTTAGAAGCCATTGAAAACATTCGCCATAGCAGCTTCTTACAAGGCCAGAACAAAGAAGGTTGGATGATAACTTTCGATTGGTTCTTAAAGCCCGGTAACTTTGCGAAGGTATTTGAAGGGAACTATCTTGATAAATCCGGTAACAAGCCTCAAAGTTACATGGAGAAAATACAAAACAGGGTAAGCGAGGTGGATAACTGGGTATGACAAGAGAAGAATGGGCGGTACTGGTAAAGGCAATGAAAGCTGTGTACACTTCCCCAGCATTTCTGCCAGATCAATATGCTTTTGATACTTGGTACGGACTTTTGAAAGACCTAGATTACAAGCTTTTAAGTTTTGGGTTGAAGAAATATATGCAAACTGAATGGAAAGAACCTACAATAGCTGCATTACGGCAATGCGCGCAGAGCCTTGCGCCACAGTCTGACGAACTGAACGAAACAGAAGCTTGGAATCTGGTATCAAGGGCAATTTGGAACTCTATATACCATGCGGAAGAAGAATTTTCTAAACTTCCAGAAATAGTTCAGAAAGCAGTATCAAGTCCGGGGCAGTTAGAAGAATGGGCGAAATCAGGGAATATAGATGGCACATGGTGGAGTGTAGTTCAGTCTAATTTCCAAAGGACTTACCGGGCAGAAGTACAAAGAGAACAAGAACGAAGAAAACTAAGTCCAGACCTTTTAAAAATTATAGATACTGCCAGATTGGGAGGTGCGGAAAATTGCCAGATAGAAAACCATGGAGAGAATTAAAAAGCACTGAAATTATAGGCTTAAAGCGGAGACAATGCTCAAAATGCGACTATTACAGCAAGAGCGAAAATGCATGGAGCACAAATGCAACCTGTGATTATATCTTAATTGAAGAACATAGCAGAGGATGTGATCCGAGGGATTGTGTTAAAAATGGTATCTTCAAGAAGAAAGCGAGAGGAAAGTCAAGAGTAAAGCGAGTGATTCTATGAGGAAGATAAGCGAAATGTATAAGCGATCTGGAGGTACAGCTTATCAGCATACCTGTTCGGAATGCAGATTCTTCCGTGGTGGTAAGCATCCGCGGTGTTTACAATACGAACTGGAAATTGATTGGAACCCAGATTATATAGCCTGTAAATTTTACAACCTGGAAAAATCTCTGATTGATGGACAGGTAAACATCTTTGATTTGTTGTAAAACGTGATAATTGTATACTTAAAATAGTGCAGAATCGTTCAAAAGAGAATAATGGTAGAAATTATAGGGCATACAAAAGATAAAGAAAAACAGCGCTTAAAACGAGATAATTATATGGAGGGACAATTAATGGAAAAAGCTATATTGTATGCCATAAACGAAAGAATGTTCTCACTTGGTCTGATAGATGAGAAAACAAGAGATAAAATTAAAGCTGAAATCAGCATTAGAAAGTAACGACAATGTATTGAGTGGATTTATATGAGGTGTTATACTTTATATGATTCCACTCCCTGTTTATTAAGGGAGAAATGCACTATGAATATTTATTATGTCAGAGAAAAATTAAGAAATTGCTCTATTTACGACATTGAACTAAATGTTGCTTATTATGCCAGGGTTTCTACTGAAAAAGTTGAACAGCAAGCATCCATTAAGCACCAGGAGGAACATTTTGAAGATCTGATACATTCTAACAACAGATGGAAGTTTGCTGGTTCTTACATTGATGATGGTATTTCTGGAATACATGCGGATAAAAGAGAAGAATTTCAAAGAATGCTCAGAGATGCAAAGCTCGGAAAAATTGACATGATTATTACGAAAGAAATTTCAAGATTTGCACGAAATACTCTTGACAGCATCCAATATACCAGGGAATTGTTATCTTATGGCGTATGCGTGTGGTTCCAAAACGATGGAATTAACACTATTGATGATGATAGTGAGTTCCGACTTACTATTATGGCTGGGGTAGCGCAGGACGAAATCCGCAAGCTTTCTTCAAGAGTAAAATTTGGACACGCACAGTCAATCAAAAATGGTGTTGTTCTCGGGCACAGAATGTATGGATACTCAAACAATCAAGGAAAGCTCGAACTGGTTCCAGAAGAAGCGGACATGGTTCGAATGATTTTTCAAGATTACGCTTCCGGAATATCTACGCCAAGAATCGAAAAAAAGCTCTGGGATATGGGATACAGAAGTTTCAAAGGTGGGAAAATCAACCGGGATGTCATAAAAAATATTATTCGGAATCCAAAATACAAAGGATACTATTGTGGAGGAAAAGTAAAGGTTGTCGATATGTTCACCAAGAAACAAGAATTTCTTCCGCAGTCAGAATGGATAATGTTTAAGGATGATGGTTCAAGAGTACCGCAGATCATTGATGAAGCTACCTGGGAAAAGGCAAACGCATATTTAAGAGAGCGTGGAGAAGCCATAAAATCAAGAAGAACCTCTTTTAAAAGCGAAAATATTTTCACTGGAAAACTTTTCTGCGCAAATGACGGAGCACCATACTGGATGAAGCAACATTATATCAGAGGAAAAGAGGATGTTCGATGGGTGTGCAGCTATAAAATAAAAAACGGAGCAGCTTCTTGCAATTCGTTCGGGCTGGCAGAATCAGAACTGAAAGAAATAATTGCAGAATTGATAAATAAATCTTCTGAAAATATTGACAGCATTTTGGAGGAATATTTTGAAATTTTGCAGTCCTCGATCAAAAACATTCCAGACAATAAAAACGAAATCTCACGACTTGAAAAACAGATTGATCTGTTAAAACAAAAACGTGAAAAAATACTGGAATATAATCTGGATGGAAAAATATCTGATGATGAATTTATTTCAAGAAATAAAGAATACGTGAAGCAGATAAAGCAGATTGAGAGTCATATTCTAGAAATCCAAAATACCAAAAGTCCAGAGCCAGTAGAAATACAATTAAGTGCTATTAAAGAACAGCTAGAAAAGTTCAAAGGTGTTACTCCACAAGATATTAACAGACAGATTGTTAATGAACTTTTTGAGAAAATTACCGTTGAACCGTTGGCGGTTACATGTGCAACACTAACATTTCAATTGAGGTCTGGAAGCCTTGAAAAATGGGGGTTTCCCTTGCGCCGTTCTGACGATATGATTTTCACTCTACATTCAGAACAACACAAGATATTTAGTAGGAAAACTTGCATTAAGACACAAGATATGGTATTTTTCAAATATAAGTACCTTTTAGCACTATAAGAGAAAAAATGGGAGTGGAATCAATGATACATACAGCTTATGACGTAATGAAAGAGTTTTTAATCACGGATGCAGACCTCGATGGCAAGTACGGAATTCCGAAAATTCCAAAGACTTTTATTCATCCGGGGAAAGATACTGTAGATTTTGCGGAGAGCTTCAACAGGAAGATTAAGAATCATCGGGAACTTGATGTAAATTTCTATGTGGATGATGTACAGTTTCAAAGATTATGGAATCAGCCAGACAAGTATATTAAGCATTTAAAATGTTTTCATGCAGTCATTATGCCGGATTTCAGCATATCAGTTGGCAAGAATGGAATGCCACTGGTAATGTGCCTGTGGAACAAATATCGCAATCATGCACTGGCTCACTACATGATCTTGAACGATATTCCTGTAATTCCGAACGTAAGCATATTACCGGAATACTGTTGGGACTGGTGCTTTGATGGACTGCCGGAGGGAAGCACAGTTGCCTGTTGTACCAATGGAAGAGTAAAGAGTAGGGCAGCACGGTTGGAATTTTGCGTTGGTTTCAAGGAGATGGAACGGAGATTGAAGCCGCTTCGAGTTATCATTATTGGAAGAATCCCGGAAGAACTGGAAACAGACACAGAAATTATAAACTTTGAAACCAGGAATCAGAAGATTAATAAGGAGGGCGTGAATGGGAACAACGACTGATAATTACCAGAGAAAGAAGAAACTTTCCAAGTCCCAAATGAAGCGGACTGAACGATTAGAGAAATCATCCCACAGAAGATATGGAACACGGAAGAAAGAAGGATTAAATAAATTGTGAATTTTGAATCATTTAAAACTTTACGCTATAGAAATATTTGTGCAAAATTAAAATTTAAGTGGTAGCTAGAAAATGCGAGATTTTTTCTGGTTGCCACTTTTTTTCTGGATTTCCTTGATTTGCGGCTTCCAAAATGATGTTGGAATTTAGAAATCATCCACAAGTTAGTTGAAACTATTGAAACTTTGAACAGCTGCGGTTATTTATTACCACAAATCAACCAGGGACAGCACCGGGAACCGATACCGCGCCGAGCTGATGAAGCCGGGACACCGCCGGGAACGATTGAACACCAGCAAAGCCAACCGCCAGCCGTAGACCTGGAAGATCAGAACCAAGCGCCCACAGATAATAGATCATAACAGCAGATGACATATAATGCAGTAATAAAAATGCAATAATACTCTTGCAAAATAAGCCTTAAATGGCTTGTAACGTATTTAGCCTATATTTTATTTACTACGATTATAAAACACCTTAAAAAGGCAAATACGGCGCTATACAAGCATATCACAGTATAGTTGTATAGTCCTAATTGATATATGCCCGGACAGCTGCGACAGATCACCGGGAAGCCTGGACAAGCTACGCACATAAGCGGACAAAATGCACCAATTTACACGGTACGCAAATAAAGCATAGCTGCACATAGCTATACAAGACTATTATACATCTATAGCCACAGACAGTCAATAAAGAATGCAACGCGTTTAAAGGCTCATAAACGGCTTATAATTCAACAGTGGCATAAATCCCCATTAACAGCATTAAAAGCTATTTACGGCTAAAATATCGCGTTAATTGATTGATTTATGGTATTAACTTTGCAAGGTATATCTGGCAGAATGCCAAAAAACCGCTTGCACGCCGTGAACGTGCTGCCGGACTGGATACCGGGAAGCGGTAAAAAATCAATCAGTTATACCTAAATATTCCATAGTTTTTTTATCAATCTCTTTCCCGGTAATAGTTGGGGAATAAATACTTTCTAAAAATTCTATGTAATTGTCTAGCTCATCAACAGAAAGTGTTATTAATTTATTAAATATTTTATCACTCATGTTTTTATCTTTCTCCCCTTCACCCTGGGAGCCAGGATATAAAAAAGACTTTCCCTATTATTTAAAAGTCATTTTTGTAACGCCCGGAAGACTGCGGAAAAATTCCCGGCGGTCGTAATCATCATTAATTTTAAATTGTTTGTCACTTGTGGGGATGATCTCGCCGCCGATAAGCTCCATACAGGAGAGTTGCAAACAGTTCTCTTTTTTTGTTGATCTGTGCAGCGCATATCGCATCACAGACTTTTTACCATCCCGACGCTTTACCGGGGACATATCCCAATAAGCTAATTTAATAACGCCACCAGCAACAGCCTTAAAGATTTCCATTGCTTCCTTTTCAGCTTTTCTGTTGATTGTATCAACTGTTAAGAAATCGCCGCTTTTTATGGCGGCGATTGTCTGCGCTTGCGTGGCTTTCTTGATTGTTATCATTTTAAAACCCTCCATAAGTTTTATTTTTTAAAGAACACTTGTTCCAAAACTCAACGACTTTTTCCGCTTCTTTTTTCGTGCTGCAAATATTTGCAGCAGTTATCCCAGGAATCTGTAAAGAAAAAATAAGGTTGTCAGATTTAGCGACCCGAAGAACATAAGCAAAGTTTTTGTTGTTTTCACGTCTTGAGATTGCTATGTAATGATATTTCATGTTTTAGCCCCCTTTGCTTAAATACTGGCGGCTTTAAAGCCGCCAGAAATGATTAATTAATTTTTGTGTCTGTCCAGATATTAAGGACAGAGCGAAAACAATTTAATTCATCAACTAAAAAACCACCGTCATTAATATGAAATATTGCATAATCTCCATATTGCTCATTAATATTCTGAACATAATTGTAAAATTCTTCAAAGCGTTCCAAACGGTCAAAATCAAGAACATACCATTTGTGACCAGTTGGGAGAGTTTTTATAAACTCCTCTGCGTTACTCGGGCAACTGAATGCACCAGAAACTTTTACCTTGCTTTTTCGGTCGTCCTGTGTGGCGCGGTCAATTATCGTAAAGACCGCCCATTTAATATTTCTCAAATATTTATTATACATGCCAACACCCCTTGCTAGAAAACTAAGTCTTTCTTTCTTTTTACATCTTCCACGGTGTATGGGAATTTCGTCATCATGACAAAAGCTTTTGAATTATCTTCTGGCACTGTATAACCTCTGTCACGTAACAGATCAGCGATAGTTGTCAAAAAGTGATTGCCGTATCCATAAGTAACTCCAGAAACAACAACATCTTTTCCATTTACAACAGCTTTTACAACGTGGTAGGTGTTTCCATAAGATTTTTGAAACCATCTTTTCGCACTGATCTCTAATGTTTTGATTTTTTTCATTGTTTTTTACCTTCGCCCCTGTTATAATAGGGTTGCCTTTCTTTTTAGTTTGGTGCCCGGTTTGGTTTGGAAGTCGACCGGGCTTTTTTTATTTTGTCCAGGAACTAGAATTTTTCAATTAATCGTGATCCGTTTCTTATGTCCTCATTGTGTTGAGTGGTTCGGGCGGTTCCGGTTGTTTGTTTCTTGTGTTCTCTGTTGATGGTTATATAATACACTAAATTATAATGTATGTCCATTGACATTATACACTAAATTAAAGAGTATGTTGAAAACGGTTTTTGTGCATGTTGTACATTGAAATATAGTGCATAAAAGTGCTATTATATTTCTATATATAATAAGAATGTAAGGAGATATGAAAATGATTAAATATAAACGAAATATAATTGATATGATGGCAGAAAAGGGGATTACAACCTATTTAATAAGAAAAAATAAGATATTTACAGAAAGCCAGCTGCAACAGCTCCGCAATGATCGACTTGTCACGCAAGATACACTAAATAAAATATGTACTATATTGGAGTGTCAGCCCGGTTATTTATTAGAATATCTTCCAGACGAAACAACAAAAGAATTTGAAGAAAAGTTATTGACATACATTAATAAATAATGTATAATAAAGACAGTTAAAGAAAACAATCACACAGCC